CGGCGACATGTTCTCCTGGCAGACCGATGGCGACGACGCGCTGCTGGTTGGCACCAATGCCCCTTACGGCGCCATCCACCAGTTCGGCGGCACGATCCGTCGTCCTGCGCGCTCGACGCACGTCTACTTCCGTCTGGGACGCGACGGCGAGGTAGGCAGGCGCTTCGCGCCGAAGTCGCGCAGCAACTTCGCGCAGCGGGTGACGGTGCCGGAACACAACATCAAGATGCCGGCGCGGCCGTGGTTGGGTATCAGCGCCGCAGACGAGCGAGAGCTGCTCGACATCGCCGAGGATCACATCAAGGCAGCATTCGAGGAGTAATCGCACGCGAGGCGCCAGAGGCGCCGCTGTACGCCGCGCCGCCCCACTCGGACGTCCACCAGGGGCCGAAAGTGTCTGACAGCGCTTTGCGGGCCATGTGCGCGCAATGCAGCCCGAGGCGAAGGGTGCAGGATCGGCGATACGCGCGCGCGACCCAGGAAAACTAGAAACTCGATTCAAAGACGGGCGTCGGCGCAGACGGAAAACTGGGCGCCATGAACAAGCCCACCGCCGCCCTGCAGATCTTCAAAGCCGGCACCCACGTTGCCGAGGACGGCCGCACGCTGACCTTCAGCGACGCGGACGTGCAGCAGATCGCCGACAGCTACGATCCCGCGCTGCACGAAGCGCCGATCGTCGTCGGGCACCCCAAGACCGATCTGCCCGCCTACGGCTGGGGCAAGGCGCTGTCCGCACAGAAGGGCGTGCTGTTCGCCGAGCCGCACCAGGTCGATACCGAGTTCGCGGACATGGTCAACGCTGGCCGCTTCAAGAAGATCAGCGCCAGCATCTTCATGCCCGACTCGCCGGGCAACCCGACGCCGGGCAAGTACTACCTGCGCCACATCGGCTTCCTCGGCGCGCAACCGCCCGCGGTGAAGGGACTGAAGGCCGCCGCTTTCGCGGCCGGCGCCGACGCGGTCAGCTTCGCCATGCCGCTGCGCGCGGTGGGCTGGCCGCTTGTCGACCTGCTGCAGCGCCTGCGCGACTACTTCATCGACAAGGAAGGCCTGGAGCAGGCCGACCAGATCATCCCGCAGTGGCAGATCCGATCCCTCGACGACGCCACGCGCGATGACGCCGACGCCGGCAAGGCGTCTCTCTCCTACGCGGCGCCTATCAATGCCCACATCACCACGGAGTCCGAAATGTCCGAAGCAACCCAAGCCGCCCAATTCGCCGAGCGGGAACAGGCACTCAGCCAACAGGCTTCCACCCTGGACGCGCGCGAGAAAGCCCTCGCCGCCCGCGAAGCCACTGCCCGTCGGGAAGACGTTGCCGCGTTCGCGGAAGGGCTCGTGACCGCAGGCAAGCTGCTGCCGCGCAACAAGGCGCCGGTGATCGAGCTGCTCCTGGCGCTGCCTGCCGGTGCCCAGCCGCTGAACTTCGCCGACGGCGATACCCAGGTCACCAAGCCCGCCGAGCAGGTGTTGCGCGAATTGCTGGACGGGATGCCGAAGGTGGTCGACTTCGCGGAGAAGTCCGGCGGCGAGCACGGCGACGCCACGATCGCCAATTTCGCCGCGCCCGCTGGCGTTACGGTCGATGCGCGCAATGCGGACCTCTACACCCGCGCCAAGGCGTACCAGGCAAGCCACCCGGACGCGACCTGGGTCGACTCGGTCAGCGCCGTCGGCGGCTGAACACCCCCTTCCAACTTCGGAGTCAGAAATGTCCCAACAGAACGTGTCCCTCCTGGCCCTGGCGGTCGTCGCCGCGGCCACGGCCATCGGCCAGCGGTTCGTCACCGGCGCCGGTGCGCTGGTGGCAGCCGGCGGCAACGCGCTCGGCGTCGCGCAGGGCGACGCCAATGCCATCGGTGACCTGGTCGCCGTCGACGTGCTTGGCACCGCCCTGGTCGTTGCCGGCGGCGCGATCGCCGCCAATGCCGCGATCGAGGTCGGTACCGGCGGCAAGGCCATCACCGCCAACACCGGCAAGGTGGTGGCGCGCGCCGCGCCTGGTGCAACCGCAGCGGCCGACGGCGATCTGATCGAAGTCGTCCTCATCCCGAACTGATCGGCCGCGCCGACAGCTCGCTTCACCAACCACCCTTCAGCTCGGCCATTCGGCCAGGAGAACAGCAACATGTCCGGACAGCAGAACCTCGCGCAAACCCGCGTCGTGGACCCCATCCTCAGCGAGCACGCGCGTGGCTATCGCCAGGCCGGGCTCATCGCCAACGTCCTGTTTCCCTTCGCCGACGTCTCGTCGTACGGCGGCAAGGTGATCGAGTTCGACAAGGCGGCCTTCGTCAAGGCCAACAGCAAGCGTGCGCCCGGCACCACGACCAAGCGCATCCAGTTCGGTTACGAGGGCAAGCCCTACGCGATCATCCCCAGTGCGCTGGAAGCGCCGGTGCCGCGCGAGCGCATGCGTGATGCGTCGCAGGTGCCGGGCATCAATCTGGCGAGCCGTGCGGTCAACACCGTGCTGCGTTCGCTGCAGCTGGAGTTCGAGATCGACGCGGCGGCCATCGCCACCGACGCCAGCAGGTACGACAACAACCACAAGCTCACCCTGACCGGCACCGATGTCTGGTCCGACCCGGACTCGGATCCGGTGGCCGACGTCGAGGCGGGCCGGGAGGCGATCCGCAGCTCGGTCGGCCTGTACCCCAACACGATGGAGCTGCCTGCCAAGACGCTGGCAAAGCTCAAGACCCACCCGAAGCTGATCGATCGCGCGTCGACCGCGGGGATCAAGGTGGTCACGCTCGATCTTCTGAAGGTCGTATTCGAGATCGAGAACATCGTGGTGGGTACCGCGGTGCAGGCCGTCACCAAGGACAGCGACCTCACCGACGTCTGGGGTACCTCGGTGGTGCTGGCCTACGTCAGCCCCGGTGCCAACGTCGACGCCAACATCGACGAGCCGAGCTACGCCTACGGCTATCGCATCGAGGGGATGCCGCTGGTCGAGGTGCCTTACTGGGACGCTCCCGCGAAGAGCTGGATCTACGGCGTGAGCAACGATGCGACGCCGGTCCTCAGCGGCATGGATGCGGGCTTTTTGATCATCGGCGCCGGGCTTTGATTGGCATGCCGGTGGCGCAACGCCACCGGCAACTGCCGCCGGGACACACCACGGGCGGCGGGAACAGGTGAGCGCGGACCTGGATGGGGACGACCCGTCGAACGATGCGTGCACGCCGGAGGGATCCGGCATCTTTCCGACCGCAAGGAACCCGCAATGTCCCGTCGCAAGAACACCAGCACCCCAGCCGTCGTTGCATCGACGGAGGCCAGCGCCGGCACGACCACCAGCGCGGCCGGCGCGACCGTCACCCAGGACATCACCAAGCAGCCGCCGGAAACACGCGTGCTCTACGAGGTGCTGACCCCTTTCAAACTCCGCGGCCGGATCGTCAAGCCGCCGACCTGGATCGAGCTGTCCTCGACCGAGGCGGAGCCGTATCAGCGCGCCGGTGTGCTCGGCACCGAGCAGGGCGAACTGCCGCCTGTCGAGCGCTGAGCATGCGCTCCCTCCGAACCAATCCACTGACCGCCGCTCTCTGGCGCGTCCTCTACGGCGAGCACTGACGCATGTCCTACTGCACGCTCGCGCTGCTGTCCGCCGCCAAGCTTGCCCGCGAGCTGGCGGAGGTGGCCACGCCGGAGCGCTATCCGGTCGTCGATGAGGCGCTGATGGACGCCACGCTGCTCGGCGGCGACCGCAGTGCTTACAGCGCCGACGACATCGCGATCGCTGACCTGGCCGCGCTGCACGTACAGCGAGCCCTGGACGACGCCGACGGCGTGATCAACGGCTACCTGCGCATGCGCAAGCCGGTGCCGTACACGGTGCCGCTGGCGACGGTCCCAGGCATCGTCGCGACGTGGGCGCGCTGGATCGCCCGCTATCTGTTGCACAAGGATCGCGTGAGCACGCAGGAGACCACCGACCCGGTGGTGCGCGACTACAAGGAAGCGCTCAAGTTCCTGGCGCTGGTGCGCGATGGCCAGTTCAGCCTGGGCGCTGGCGATCCGCTGGATCCGCCCAGCGGTGGGTCGCCCGAGGTCTGCGCGCCGCCGCGGGAATTCACGATGGGCTCGCTGCGGGACTTCGGCCAATGAGCGCCGCGCCGTTCGACGTGGGCCTGGTCATTACCCGCCTGCAGGCTGCTGCTACGGACCTGCGGAAGATCCAGGGAGCCGCGGACTACGCCGCTGTGGGTCGCCTGCAGGACTACCCGGCGCCCTGCGCCTATGTGCTGCTGGGGCGCGACACCGCGACGCAGACCAAGACCGGCACGAGCGTGCCGGGCAAGCAGACGCCGCTGCAGCAGGCGCTGGAGGTCCAGTTCGGCGTGGTGGTGGCGGCGCGCAATTACCGCGAGCAGCGCGGTGCGCAGGTGATCGACGTCCTGCGCGAGCTGCTCGGCCAGGCGCGCAACGCGTTGCTGGGGTGGACGCCGCCGGTGGCCGGCGGCCGCGCGTGCCAGTTGGTCACCGGCTACCTGGAGGACTACGACAACGCCACCGCGCTGTGGATCGACATCTGGCAAACCCAACTCATCATCAAACCGGAGATCACTGCATGAGCAGCGAGAAGTTCAAGGTCACCATCATCAAGGACGGCCTGCAGGTCGGCACGCAGCCGATCGCCGTGGGCGCCGTCCTCGAGGTGGACAGCGACCGCAAAGCCTGGCTGGGAAAGCGCGAGTTCATCGCGCCGTCCGACGAGGCCAACCCAGCCGCAGCGGCAGCGACCGCGGCGACCACCACCACCCCGTCGAAGAGCAAGGCCGCCGGCCTGCCGTCGCCGAGTACTGCCGAGGAGGCGAAGTAACATGGCCGAGGTCACCGAATATTTCTCGTTCCAGGGGCGCGCCTACGTCGGGCCCCGCTCCAGCAGCGGCAGCCGCGGGCCGGCGCGTTGGGTCTACGACGCCAGCACGATGGAGCTGGCGATGACCAAGGACAAGGACACCAAGAACGAGTCCTGGTCCGGCTCGCGCGGCCGCGCCGCCTCGATGGCCACCGCGCGCTCGCTGACCGTGAATCTCACCCTCGGCCAGATGAACAACGACAACCTGGTGCTGGCGACCGACGGCGTGGCCGTGGACGTGACCGGCGGAAGCGTGGCCGACCTGGTCATCGGCCCCGTGGTTGCCGGCGACGTGATCGCCCTGGACCACGCGCTTATCAGCGACCTGGTCCTGACTGGCGGCTCGCCCTCGGCGACGCTGGTGCTGGACACCGACTACACCGTGGATCCCGACCTGGGCGTGATCACCTTCCTCACCGCCAAGGTCGCCGTGCAGGCGGACTACGACTACGCCGCGCACAGTGCAGTCAAGCTGATGGAGGGCGACAACACCGAGCACTACGTGGTGTTCGTCGGCCACAACACCGTGGACGGCTCGGCCAAGAAGGCGCGTGCGGAGGTGAACCGCATCACCTGGAATCCCTCCGACACGCTGGCGCTGATCAACGACACTTTCGGCGAGATCTCGCTCACTGGCGACGCGCTGGTCGACCCCGTGCGCCAGAGCGACCCGAAGCTGGGCCTGTACGGCCGGATCATCACGGTGGATCCGACCTGATGGTTACGCGCGTCGGGGAGAAATCGAAGAAGGCACCGGCCGCCAAGCCCAACGCGGCCGATGCCTCGATCGCGGAACTGGACGTGCTCGCTCCCCAGCGAGACGTGCCGGTCGGAGGGCGCATCGTCACGGTGCGCGAGTACAGCTACTTCGAAGGGCTGCGGCTGCTGCCGCAGATCAAGCCCTTCCTGGACGACTTGCAGGTGCAATTCGCCGGCGCATCCGCGCCATCCGTCGACGCGATCGCCGAGCTACTGGCAACGCATGTCGATCTGGTGCAACAGCTCGTCGCGCGCGCGATCGCTCCCGCACAGCCGGATGCGTATGCAATGGACGTTGCGATCGAGCAGCAGAAGCAGTGGATGGAGACCCTCAACGAGGCCGAGGGCGACCTACTGGTGCTGAGCTGGTGGGTGGTCAATTCGCCTTTTTTTACCCGCCGGGTCCTGCGCGCAGCGGCGCAGGCCGCGGTGGCCGCCCAGTCGGCTGGGGCCGACTCTTCCACGCGCTGATCAGCGCCGGCTACGGGCGCACGCCCGAGGACATCGGCCGCATGACCTTGCGGCAGATCCTGCTGGCCTGGCAGGAGGAACAAGCGGCCGAACGCCGTGGCCGGCGCGCACGCATCAGCGACAACAACGCCGCCTTCGTGGGCGGCCAGCCAGCTCAACGACTGCAGAAAGACCTGGAGTAGCACGTGTCCCGTAAACTCGAACTCGCGATGCGCATCGCGCTTGACCTGGCGCAAGCGCAGCAGGAGTTGCCTAAGTTTGACCAGGCGCTCGCTGCGGTCGAGCAGAGTGGTAAGGCGGGCGCGAAAGGCCTCGACGCGATCGAGAAGAGCGGCAAGGACGCAGCCGATGCCCTGGACCGCGCGGGCAAGCAAGCCGATGACACCGCCGACGCGCTGGAGCGCACCGGCAAGAGCGGTGCGACTGGCGCGAAGGGCCTGGATGCAACGGGGGCGGCAGCTGGTAGCGTGGCCACGGCCCTCGATCGCACCGAAAAAGAAGCCGCGCAGGCTAGCGCTGCGCTCGGAAATGTCGGCAGCGAAGCAACCGCGTCGGCCGCGAAGATCCAGCAGGCCGGCAGTGCCAGCCAGAAGGTTGCCGGCGAGACGACCACCGCCATTGACCGCGAGGCCGCAGCGTTGCAGCGGCAGAACGACATCCGCAATCGGTTGATCGCGCTGCTCAACACACAGCGTGGCATTCGAATCCAGGAGGCTGAAGGCCAACGACAGGCGACCGCGGCGACGGGGCAATTCAGCGCGGCAATGAAGGGTAGTGCCCTCACCGCTGGCGAGTACAAGAATGCGCTGCGCACGCTGCCCGCGCAGATGACCGACATCGTTACCGGCATCGTGAGCGGCCAGCCCTTCTATATGGTCGCCATCCAACAGGGCGGCCAGCTGAAGGACCAGTGGGGCGGCCTCGTCCCAGCTGCACGCGCCTTGGTTGGCGCGATCAGTCCCACAGTGGTTGCGGTAAGTGCGGGTGCTGGAGCTTTCGCGGCCATCGCCTTCGCGGCAAAAGAAGGCTACGAGCAGCTGCGCGCATACGATGCGGCCCTGATCTCTACTGGAAGCATCGCGGGCATCACCAGCGGCCAGCTCTACACGCTCGCCAGCAACGTCGGTGCCGCAACGCACGAGTACGGTGACGCTGCCGCTGCTGCCGAGGCATTGGCG